CAATGAAGTAAACATCAAACTCGAACGTCACTTGGGCGCACACGAAGGGCTGTAGTGGTTTACAAGCACCCCATTACCGGCGAGAACATTAGCCTAGGAGAACACCTTTCATGGAAGGCACAGAACGTAATTCGACGTTGGGAGTTTGTCGGAGTCGTGACGTTTGCTACGGCGGTCTGTTGGGTCACTGGTACACCGACTGTCCTGCAATGGTGGAACTTCTCGGCGTCGTACATGGCGGTGCTGATTGAACTTATTGTTATGATTGCCATGTACCAGCAAACCAAGTCTGATGCCAAAGTCATTCGCAAGATTCTGGCAATGGAGACACACCAGTTCGCTGAACTAAAAGAACTAATTGAACACATTGAAGATGACTTGGAGGTCTACCATGACGCAGGAAAGGATGAGGTGGGATGAACTATACAAGCCCGGCAACCTTGTACTTTGTCACTCAGCAGGAATTCTCGGCGCTGCCATTCGGATTGCGGAGCGACGTCTCCAAGACAGCCGGTACGCAGAATGGAACCACGTTGCGGTGCTGGACCGATTTGTTGACGGAGAGTGGTACATCATTCAAGCCGAGGCCAGCGGAGTAACCGACGACAAGAAGTTGTCATCCGTCGCACCTGGCGGCAACTACCAAATCATTCCGTTGCCTATCGGCGCCGACCGCATGAAGTTGCTGAAGTTCGTGCGGGCGCAGGTAGGCGACAAGTACTCGTGGCTCTCCATCTTCTCCGCGGCTTTCGACATGTGGCTACCGGAAGCCATCTGTCTGCGTAAAGGCGACACATGGATTTGCTCCGGTCTCGCCGCCGCTGGTCTGTGGTTTGCTGGGTACGAACCGTTGATGAAACTCAACGACGTGTACACCTGCACTCCTGCCGAGATTGCACAAGTGTGTACAGATACGCCTAGGTGAGTACGCTTATTCACTAAAGCGCAATTACTTTACTAAAGTGTGTTGAGTAAAATAGTAAAGTATGCTAGAATCAGGGGGACCAGGGAGGTCCCGCCTTGCTGCATACCACTACGCATGTTGTGATTCCCGACACTCAGGCTAAGCCGGGTGCGCCTACCGACCACTTGCGGTGGATTGGTCAATACATTGTAGACCATTTCAAGGACCAGCCCATCAAGATTATTCATCTGGGCGACCACTGGGACATGCCCTCGCTTTCCTCTTACGACAAAGGCAAGAAGGCTATGGAGGGTCGCCGGTACCTTGCCGACATTGAGGCTGGTAACGACGCGTTTGTTGTGTTGAATCAAGCATTGACCGAACTCAACAAAACCCGCAAGCGGACTAAGCACGCAGGCTGGTACCCCGAACGCTACATCCTTCGAGGCAACCACGAGGACCGTATCTATCGTGCCGTGAGCATGGACGCTCAATTGGACGGTGTGTTGTCCTACGAACAGTTCAACGACATCGAACTGGGATGGAAGCCTACCCCATACCTTGACATCCTGTGGCTCGACGGTGTTGCCTACTCGCACTACTTCTATAACCCTATGACTGGCAAGCCCCTTGGAGGCACCGTTGACGCACGACTCAAAACCATCGGGCACTCGTTCACGATGGGCCACCAGCAAACCCTGGCTTACAGCCTCCGGTTTGTCGCTGGCAAATCTCAGCACGGTCTTGTCGCAGGCGCGTGTTATCTCCACGATGAGGACTACAAGGGGCCGCAGGGTAACGCACACTTCCGAGGAATCATTGTCAAGCACGAGGTCGAGGATGGTGCGTATTGTCCTATGTTCATCTCTCTTGATTATCTGTGCCGTCGCTACGAGGGCGTTCGTTTAGCCACCTTCATGAAAAAGAAGTACGGCATCTCAATTTGACACGCCCTCGACCAATGTGTATCTTGGTCGTCATGAAGAAAGAAGAATGGCGAAAGCAAGCCGCTTGCGCGGGAGCACCTATAACAATATTTGTATTTGACGACGACGTGAAGTACAGTAAGAACACAAAGTTTCGTGCTTTGGAGTATTGCGATAGTTGTCCTGTAATAGGAGACTGCTTGAGTTTCGCATACAACAACAACATCCAACATGGTGTCTACGGGGGAATGACTCCCAAAGAACGCCGCAAATTCCGCTATCAGTGGAAAGAACAACAGGCTTTACGAAAGGTTTGAAATGTATCAATCACCAACACCAATAATTACGAGTGCGCTTGTAGAAGAGTTGCACGTCAAGTCGGCAATCCCAAAGCCGACTGCGATGAACACTCCCCTTCGCTACTCGTCGGCATTTGGTTGCTCACGCCAGCAGGGTTACGCTGCTTTCGGAGCAATACCTACGGAGCCAATGGACGAAGCAGGCGCATGGGCTACTGGACTTGGCACCATTGTCCACGAAGCATTGCAGGACAGCCTCAGCCGTAAGTTCCCATCAGCGCAGTTCGAGGTTGCCTCTTCACTGGGCAGTTTCATTTCGGGTTCCTGCGACGCCCTTATCGCCGTTAGCGACTTTGATGGTCGCATCGACGTTACTGGTACTCACGTGCTGTACGAGTTGAAGACGATGGGCACGTACTCGTTTGACAAGCAGGTCGGCTGGAACCGTATGCGTGGCACCGTGGGTGAGGGCGAAGGTCCAGCACTCAAGGCAATTGCGCAGGCTGGCATGAACGCGTTTGGCATTATGGACAAGGACTCCACCATCACGATTGACTACCTCGTTATGGGTAGCATCACGTTCGAGGCACTGTCCAAGAACAAGGCTGCCAACGCAGGCATTGAAGGCACCAACCGTTTCCTTGCGGAGTTTTACATTCCGCGAGAGGAGTGGGTGCCAATCGCCATGGACGAACTTCGTCGCATGGATGCCATTGCCGACGCCGTTAGTCAGGGCTACCTGCCCGACCGCTACGCCGTTGGCGACAAGGGCGAGGTCATCAATTTGACACCGGGTGGTCGCGCATGGCAGTGTGACTACTGTGCGTTCCAGAGTGCTTGCGTCCAAGACGGCGCAGGTCAGGTTCGTATCATCGACAGCATCACAACAAGGAAGGAACAATGACAAAAACCGATTACGGATTCCTTTGGGTCCAGAGTAAGAACGTAAACTTCAAACTCATTCCCGAGGCAACAGAAGACGGAGGCTTCAAGACGTACCTCCAAGGCAAGGAAGGGAAAATTCTCTTCCTCGAATCTGATACGTTCGAGGGGATGTTCGAGGCTTTGAACAGCCTTGCCATTGCTTTTGGCATTTTGGATTACCGCGTAGAGCACAAGTTCTAAAGGAGAACAATGATTACCAGTAAAGAAATCAACGAACTTGCTGCCGCGCTAGTCGCGGCTCAGGCAGAGTTCAGCGCAGTACCGAAGGGCAGTACCAACCCCTTCTTCAAGAGCAAGTACGCGGCACTGCCGGACGTAGTGGCACACGCCGCGCCGGTCTTGGCACGTCACGGTCTTGCTGTCACGCAGTCCATCTCGTTCGGCGTCAGCATGGCACAGGGGCAGGCACCCTTTGACACGCTTACGACGACGTTGCTCCACAAGTCGGGGCAGTACATCGAGAACGAAATGCTGTTGCACATTCCCAAGCAGGACCCACAGGGGCAGGGCAGTGCTGTGACCTACGCACGTCGCTACTCGTACATGGCCATTCTTGGCTTGGTGGCCGACGACGACGACGACGGCAACGCCGCCAGCCGACCAAAGGTGCAGCAGCACAAGCAGGTTGTCCGGGACGAAAACAGTGCGCACGTGCCATTCCAGCAGAAGGCTGCACAGGTCACTGACTTGACAAAGCAGTTGCGCGACAAGTTGACCGCCAAGTACGGCGAACCAATCAAGGGCAAGCCGGAAGTCGAGAAGATTCTCGGTCGCAACATTGGCAAGTTGTCCGACCTCAACGACGCTGAAATTGCTGGCGTCCTGTTGGAACTGGGCGAATGAACCACAGCCACAAATGGCTAATGAATCTGTCGTCTACGCTCCCAGCCCAGGTATTTTGCATGGGCTGTGGAGCGCAGTTTCGACCTGAGAACCAGCAATTGACATACAACGGAAAGGTGCCGGAGAAGTATGCGCAACTTCCAATGCCCTAAGTGCAACCTCAAGGTGACTGCTCGGGCAACCGACGTGTCACACAGGTGCCCTAACAACAAGAGCCAAGTCACGGCGTTCGTGTGCTTGGGGGAAGCGAAGCCTCAATGACCGTAGCATTTTTTGTTTTCATCATTGCCTTTAGCGCAATGCTTATGTATCGGAGGAAGCCATGACATTCGAGGAATGGCTGGAATACGGAATCAAAAACGATTACTGCTCACCTCAGTTCTGCAACATCCACCACGGCGGTCCCATGACCGACCGTGAAGTGGCGTTGTTCGAGGAGGGCTCGGACCCGTGCCTCATGGCAGTGCGCCTTGGGTGCCCCCAGGATTGGGATTTAGACGCGCAAGCGTATAAGGAGATTGAATGAGTTTTGAACTAATCCTCAAGGAAGTGCAGGCAATGCACGACAAGAAGAGCAAGGACTACGGACGCCCAGGCGACCCGTACTACAACATCCGTGGCTCCGAGGACTTTGGCATCCCCTCGTGGGTCGGCGCTGTGCTTCGTGCTAACGACAAGATGAAGCGTTTGCAGTTGGCTGCATCAGGTGGCACCTTGGCTAACGAGGGTGTCGAGGACAGTCTGCTGGACATGATTACTTACCTGACCATCGCTCTTGACGAGTATCGCAACACCGAGTTTGCGTACGTCAGTATGTGCAGTCGGTGTGGCGAACAGTTTGGGTCTCAGACTGCTCAACACTTGCTGGACTTGGAGGACCTCCACGACTGCACGATGGACACGTATGAAAGTAACTAGCATCCTCTTCGCCATCGCTGGGGGCTTCTACCTCTACTGGCTGGGCTATTGCGTTTGGCAGGCTGCACGATGACGCACATAATGTACTTCATCTGCTTGCTTGCCGTCGCCGTCGCCTACTTTGTCGGGACGTACAATTTCTGGTACAAGAGGGAGGGAGACGCAAGCGATGCCGTGTTCATGACGTTGGCGACCACCTTCGGACTGTTTATAGCGTTCCTTATCTGCATAGGACTCTGGGAGGCGACCAAGTGACTTCTAACGAACGCCAAGCCCTACGAGAGAAGCATGCCAAATGCTCTTGTGGGTATTGCAGTTCTAACGAGTGTTCCGCCGGTTGTGTTGGCGACTACCCCTGCGACGTAATCAAGGTGCTGGATGCTTACGAATCATTGATTGAATACCATTATCATGATGGGAATACTGACCGAGAAGACCCGTGGTGTAGGACTTGTTGGAAGCCATATCCCTGCGAAAAGGGGAAGGCTTTAGGACACCCTGACGGAGCAGAAGTATGACCCCCGCCGAACGCCAAGCCCTACGAGAGAAGCACACGGCTCACGGTCGCTACGGCAAAGGGACTACCTCGTGCGACATCTGCCCTGGCTACTACCCCTGCGACGTTATTCGATTGCTTGATGCCACCGAACCGCAGTGCGACCACGTTATACGAAAGAAGCACCGGCCCGTGTTTCAGAACATCGCCGGTTCGTGGATACCTGCTGGGATAGATGGCGATGAAACGTGGCTGGAGTTCACCTACTGCCCCAAGTGTGGAGAGAAACTATGACCCCCACCGAAATCAAAGCCCTACGAGAGAAGCACGGCAAATTTGGGTTTCGAGAGAACCGAATCTTTTGTGTTTTTTGCCTAGATGATGACGGATTGGACATCCCCTACCCCTGCGACGTAATCAAGGT